GGTTTGCTATAATCACGGCACTTTGGGCGCTTAGCTCAGCTGGTTAGAGCGCACGGTTCACATCCGTGAGGTTCGGAGGTTCGAGTCCTCTAGCGCCCATTGTATTACCCTCAACGAGGGAAATTCGAGCGAAAGCGGCATCGAATAGCAAGGATTAGCAGTTCCGTATAGCACGGATAAAGCAGAAAGGGCACCAGTATAAAAAAAGCTGGTGTTCTTTTTTTATTCCAAACCAAAACCAGCGTTATCCCAACCATATATCGCTGTTCAGGAGGCAGCACGGATGAAACAACTAACTCTTTCTCAAGCACTTGAAGGCTATGTTCTGTTCGCAGAGCCCAAACTTTCCCCCCACACACTCCAGGACTACTTTAACACTTTCCGTAAGTTTCAGAGCTTTCTGGGGGAAGATCTTCTGATCAATGACATCAATGTCGAACACATTGCCGGCTTCATCAGCCAGTACCAGCATCTCAAGAAAAAGACCCTGCGAAATTACCACACCGGTTTGTCAGCTCTCTGGACCTGGGCATTCCAACAAAATCTGGTAGACGAGAAGATTCCCCAAACCTACCAGCCCCCCAGGGCAGATGAAATCGCCATTGTGCCTTACTCTGAAGCAGATATCAAAGCTATGCTGGCCAGCTGCCAAAAAAGGAAGCCATACCTGCTACCGGGGCAGCGTGAGACGGCAACTGACTTTCCAGAAGGGCCACGTCTGAAAACAAGTCTGCTTCTGCTTCTTGATACCGGGATCCGCGCTAGTGAATATTGTGGACTCAAAATCAAAGATGTGGATCTGCGCAATCGGAACATCATGGTCATGGGGAAAGGGCGCAAAGAGCGCCAGATCCCGATCTCGAGCAGAACCGCACAAGCCCTCTGGTCCTACTTCTCAACCCGCCCAGACATGCTGATCAATTCACCCGCCTTTGCCACGGTCAATGATACGCATATCAATCGCGACAACTTCCTGAAGTCGATCTATCGCCTGGGTGAGCGTGCTGGTGTCCAAGGCCCTACCATCCATCGTTTCAGACACACCTTTGCAATTAATTATTTGCGCAATGGTGGTGATATCTACACTTTGCAAAGGATACTTGGGCATTCCACCCTGGACATGGTCAAGCGTTACCTGTCAATTGCCCAGGTGGATATCCAGGCAGCTCATCGCCGCGCCAGTCCGGTTACCAATTGGGGATTATGACTTTCCCTGAGTTTCACTCTCAGCAGGGGCATCTTCCAGGTGCCCCTTAATCACCCAACCTTCTGGCTGATTGATCCTTACCCAGTCGCCGTCCATTTTTACGACAGTGACCTCTTGCCCTCTCCACAGCTGCCCTACTCGAGTACTTGTTGAGGTTGGGCTCATAAAGACCGCTGCAACCTGGCTTTCGCAGATCATAATTTTGTTTTTTTTACTCATTTAATCTCCATTACTTTGGTTTCCCATACGCGGAGACATGAAAAACCTTGTCGTACCGCGCACCCAATGCACTCACTATCCCATACCACGGATCATGGATCCACCAGGTGCTGCCAGTCCTTCCCAAAAACGTCACCCAGTGCTGCTGATAACCAGCGCCCGGAAGCATGTCCACCCGCCCCATTGCCGGCAAACCCTGATCCAGCAAACCCTGCACTGTGCTCTCCCATCCTCCGCCAGATGAAAAGCTTTTGTAACAGATGAGGGGTGTCCCATAATACTTTGGCGGCATTTGCCAATACATCCGGTTGGATGGCGAGCCGTCCTCATTAGGCGCGTATCCGCCCCGTGCGTTCAACAGTTGTCCATATTCCAGGGGGGTTACTTTCCTGCCAAGCAATAATGACAAACACGCCGAAGTGTCCGTAACCAAACAACCCTGCTGCCCGGTTGTGATGCCGCTTTGACCCATTTTCAGCCATTCCCAGCGCGGATCCCGTTGAGACCACAAAGGAACTGGCAGCAGGTTGCGATCGTCTTTTTCGACCATTTTTTGCAGGTAGCGGGCTGTGAACCATTTTCTCACCCCTATTCGCGCCCAGTCGTCTTTTTCCTCATAGACGTTCACCTGGTCGCCAGCTGCCAGCGATCTGACAACTTTGCTTGAGCCTGGCTCTGGTCGAACCTTCAACCGCACTGGAGCGATCTCTTTTACTTCTGCCTTATACAAAGGTTTTTCAGGCTCTGGTTCAGGTTCAGTCGTGCTGATGATCGGCAAATACACTTCGTGTGATTCTTCCGGCAATCCAAAGTAAGCGAGCATCTGGTCTTCCGTCCCGTTCCAACGATTGGTGTCAATATAGTGGGATGCCACCCCGTGAGCAGCGCCATTGCCGCGCTCACCCGTCTGGTGGATAAGCCAATTTGTGACGCCCTTTGGCAATGCAGGCGGCGGTGTCGCTTCTGGCGTGTAAAGCGGTGAAGGTCGCGGTTTCAGATAGCCCGCAAGCCACCAGTCCAGCGTGGGCAAGCGGCTCACGTCAAGGAATTGGTTCATCCACGAAGCGCGGCTGTAAATTACAGGATAGCGTCCTGTCTTTTCAAGGATATAATTAAGGCACTCCAGCAACGTGTTAGTTATGCGCGCTTTTGAATAGCCATGATCCAGCTCCATATCAAGCGCGAGTCTGTCATGTTCTTGCGGCTTGACAATGTTCAGGAAGTGACCCATCTGTCTCGCGGCAATTTCACCCGGATACAACACATGATATGCCAGCCGTGGCACGTCAAGGTGCTCCCAAGAATAGCGAAACCACGGATCGATGTACCCCCACGAGACACCCGATCTTACAGCAACGAAGGCGCAAGTTGCGTTAATCTTGTCAAAGTCAGGCTTCTTTGTGCCGTCAGAGCTATATTGATAACGGCTAATGTCCACGCCGAATGGGTAATTGCTCATAATATTTCCTCTTTTCTTTTCTTTATTTTATATGGCATCGTAGCCTCCTAATCTATTTCGTAAAATCCCATTATTCGGACACGCTTTGCCCCTGACGCAGTCCACGCGCCAGACGCCATGTTGATATAAGCGATAAGTGTTGAGTTGTTATAACCAATGTACCACCTGCCCGCTGCTGTCAAGACCGTGCCACCGTTCTGCATATAACCGTTCACTCCTGCCCAAATCGCATTTGTAGTATTGAGCGAAGTATATGGCATTGAAATCTGAACGGCAGTACTATTTGATGTTCCGCTTATATCAACTGTAAAGAAACAAGTTTTGCCGATAAGTTTGTATCTGGCAGTGTAGACGGTATAGCCCGTCGCCCAACCCGTCACGGTCGGCGTCCAAGTTGACCAACTGCTATCAAAAGTTGTTTTATCAACAAATTCCGTGCTATCTTTGCCGTCCAGCTTATCGCTGTCAGCAGCTTTGCCAGTGGTTTTTAGATACCCAACTCCAGCCCCATCTTTGAGTGTGCCATCGACAACGAGATTGCCGTGGTTTATAGTGTCATTACAAGTTATATCTAAATACGATGAGTTTGTTTGGGTAGCAGAATAAAGTCTCACATAGGCGTCCCATGTAGGTTGTCCATCTTTATAAACGCCTAACGATATTTTACTTGGTGTATAGTCTCCATATGCAATATCTTGAATAATAATACCGTCGCCTTTAGATAATATATTCAATGTGTTGTCATTTGCAGCATGATAAACATACGCTTTCCAAAAAATATTTGATGCATGGTCGGTTTGTTCAGCATCATGGAAAAATATGCCCGGGTCATTTCCAAAAGAAGAAGCCCCTCTCCAAAGTGATAAGCCATTTTCGTCTAATCTGACATATCTTCCATTCCCGGCAATCAAGGCTCCATCACTTCCGCCCCACCACTGCTTGACGTTATTATTCCAACCGCCAATATTCATGACAGCAGGAGAGCCTTCGGACCAGATAGCAGAGCCGGTAAAGTCTGTACCCCAAGTGCCAGTACCTTGTTGGAATCGGCCAGTGGTATCAATAGATACTACGTGAGCCAGTACATCACCGAGTAAACCCTGTGCCCCCTGTGGCCCTTGCGATCCTTGTGGGCCAGTAGGTCCTTGTGCACCAGTAGGGCCTTGATATCCCATTGAGCCTTGTGGACCCGATAAACCTTGAGACCCCTGAGGTCCGGTTGAACCCTGCGATCCAGTCAAGCCTTGATAACCTTGCGGACCGGTAGGGCCTTGCACACCAATAGGACCCTGACTTCCCTGGTAGCCTTGAATGCCTTGGCTTCCTTGTGCACCCTGAAAACCCTGTGGACCAGTAGGGCCTTGATTACCAATCAAACCTTGACTGCCTTGAACGCCTTGAATGCCTTGAGGTCCTTGCACACCTTGAAATCCCTGTGGACCAGTCAAACCCTGCGGTCCAGTCAAACCTTGGGGTCCAGTCAAACCTTGCGGACCATCTGCGCCGATCTCACCTTGATCTCCCTGTGGTCCGGTAGGGCCAGCCAAGCCTTGGACACCCTGTGCGCCTGTACTACCTTGTGCACCTTCAGCACCTTGATTACCCTGGGGGCCAGTGGGTCCTTGTGCACCTGCTAAACCCTGCGGCCCTTGCGGGCCAATCGCTCCTTCCTGGGAGAGCATAGACCAATTGGCATTAGGGGGAGGAGTACTTGAAGTATGGCCAGTCAGACAGATATAACTATCTCCGTCATAATGGACAGCATCATCTTGGTTGTAGTAAGTTGCAGTTGTCCAATTTCCACGCCAGACAATACCTTCTGGCCCTATTGCGCCTTGTGCGCCCTGACTTCCAGTAACTCCTTGGTATCCCTGATACCCCTGTGGGCCTTCTGGTCCTTGAGATCCTTGGGGACCGGTCAATCCTTGTGGACCTTGAGCTCCATCTATTCCGTTGATGCCCTGGCTACCCTGCGAACCTTGGTATCCTTGGGGACCTATTTCCCCAGGTATGCCTTGGGCACCAGTGAGACCTTGAAAACCTTGATAGCCTTGATTTCCCTGTGGTCCCATCGTGCCTTGTGGACCGGTTTCTCCAACCTCACCTTGACTTCCGGCTATGCCTTGATATCCTTGGTAACCCCGCTCACCTTGTGGCCCTTCTTGCCCTTGTGGACCGGTTGCGCCTTGTACGCCCTGATTACCAACAGGTCCCTGATCTCCTTGAAAACCCCGTTCACCTTGTGCCCCCTCTTGTCCTTGTAAACCAGTGGCACCTTGAAAACCCTGATTTCCTTGCGGGCCTTGAGTTCCTTGTGCACCAACAGGGCCTTGATGACCTTGTACACCTTGATAGCCTTGCGGACCTTGATGTCCGAACTCATACCAGCCATCATTGGTTTCGTTGCGGATCTTTAGCGTGGCCATAGGCTCTCTCCTATGGGCCAGTTGTCTTTCAAGGCGATCAGATCAGCCATGACGTAAGGGATGTTATTTTCTTTATGCCATTCGGATGGGAAGATCTGCTGCAATCTGGCAATCTGGAATTTACCAACAAAGTCAGGCTGAATATACTTGGCATAATTGGGGTTGGTATAGTACCAAAAACTATTGAGGTTCCAGAAACTCACATGAGTGGGGTCCTGAAAGGCTCCCCGGCCATCAGTGGAAGGAACAGCAATCCTTACCCATCCGCCTGGTGCCAGCACTCTGTAGGTTTCATTCATTAGTTGGATGGGGTTCTTGATATGCTCAATGAAATCATAGGCCCGAATATAGCCGACACTTTCGGTTTTGATTTGATCCCAACCGAAGGGCCAGATTGTATCAAGATCAAGCTGTAGATCGCAGGGTTGGTTTTTATCCACCACCTTCATGTCTTTGGGTGCGTCAAACCTACCCCCGAGGTCCAGGGCATCGAGCTCATAGTCTTTGCACCAGCGCATGAGAATGTCGTGCATATGGCGATAGTAATTATCCCAGCTTTGATCGGCGATTTTCTGCGCTTTCTCCTGGTAGGTGTTGCCTGGGTGAACCCTGTAAATATAAAGCGGTTGGTTGAAGTGATAAAAGCCTTTCTCACCATAGGCAATGTAAAAGCGCATGATCAGATCGTGATCATCGCCAACTTCAAGATTGCGGTCATGTCCACCAATGGCATCGTAAGCTTTCTTTGTCCAGGCACGGACATGATTGGGAGCCCAGAAGATCTGCCGGATGGAACAGGGATCAACATCAAAAGATTTGTTGTATTCTATATCCTTGCCTTTAAGCCAGGCACTGTCATGTTTCCATCCATAATAAGAGCCATAGAGTTGAGGATTGCCATCAGGTGTTAATTCCCAGCTTTCAGAAAAAAAGAATACCTTTTCGTTTTGTAACGAATGCCAGATGATATGAAGAGCCTCGGGTGTTAGTTGGTCATCCGCGTCCAGTTCTACAATGATCTCGCCCTGGGCAAGACTGCAGGCATGGCCTTTCAATGCTCCGATGTTTGCCTTGACCGCATAATCCGAAACCTTTGCTTTATCATATTGACCGACTGCATCAGGGATTTTGCCTCCATTGTTTTGCAGAATGATCCATTCAAAATCCTGAAAGGTTTGTGCCTGGAGGGAGCGCATCGCTTCCTCGATGTATTGATTTCCTTTATCATGCAGCGGGGTAATAACGCTTATCTTAGTCATTGGGGTCCACCCATACCATGCCGGCCTTTGGATTAGAAGGCTCTGTGTCTGAAATCCGATTGATCAATAGGTCTTGAGGTCGGAATGGTTTAGTTGTCCAACCCACATCACCATTCCAAAATAGAGAGAATGGTCCTCCGGTAGTTCTGTAGAGTTGCAATTCCACATCTACATCATCACCGTTGTTATTTACCATTAATTGGTCTGATCCTAAAGCAAAGGGGCCATTGATAATGACTGCTGAATTGAATGTATGGATGCCAGACCAAATAAAATTCGTGGCCATATCAACCCCTACAGCGTCATCAGTTACAATAATTCCATTTTCTGCTCCAACATTAAACGTTCTGTCTTCGGACAGGTCCCCGCCCCCAGTCAAACCGCTTCCGGCGGCAAGGGTGACGGCTTTGTTTGCTTTCAAGCCCAAAGCCGAATCCATTTCGCTTTCGGTATAATAACGCCCGTCATGGTCACTGCTTGTCTTATGAGTGTTCAACGCCTGCAATAAAGCCTGCACGTCCTCGCCAATAGTATCATCCCCAACATCGCCAGATGCCCTTGCGATAAAGGGCAGTAGTTTTCTGTACTCGCTTGTTCGCTTATTATCAGCCATCTTGTATCCTTACAGCATATGGATTTTTCCAATCGGAAGGTCGGATTGAGGGCTTGCCTTCACTATCCCATTCACAGGCGTCCACAAAGTAATTATTCATTCCGTTTATGGCTGAAAAGTATGAGCTTGACTTGGTAATAGGAATAACGCTGACCCACTTGCCGACAGGGTCAAAACCCGATTCTACTTCTGATCCTGCGAGATAATAGATCCGTCCATCTGTTCGATACTCGATCTCAGGCAGGCTTGTTTCGTCTGGCTGTTCCCAGACATCAACAGTTCGATCAATATTTATCCGGCTCAAAATTCGCCTGTAATTCGATGTACCTGTTTCCAAATGCGCTTTCAACTCGTCGTAAACGGTCGTGTCTCCGCTTCTATGGCTCTCACTGTAAATCCCGGAACGAACGTCTATTCGAATCCAGTTCAATACCTCCCCGAATTGCGTCAGGTAGTTTTGGATCTGTTGGGTAGTCTCGATCAGTTCGTTTGCATATAGCCGGAACGGGGTATCTGATTCCTGCTCGATCCAAGCGCCTTGTACATTGTCATACAAGAACAGATTACCTCCAGGATAGGTGTTATTCTGGTCAATTGGGAATGTGTAAAAGTTGTTGGCATCTGCATTGTCGGTATCTACAACAATGAAATATTTAGTGCCGGATATCAACATATAAGTTTGGCTTAGGGGGACGTTCACCCAGCCATAATTCGTTTCGATCAAGCCAGAAAATTTTGTGCCTGAAACTAATTGAGAGCCGGGCTTCCCATCATTATCCGAATAAAGTGATACAGACAGATCACCTGGACTCCCGGTTCTCTTTGTGTACACCGCAATCTCACCTAAATTGATGTCAGAAACGGGTGTAAATGATTGTGCCCATTTCTTTTCAACATCAAAGGATATACTCCCTTGCCCAACAGTAGCAAAGGAAAGCGCTAATGTAGTTGGGACTTCGCAATATTGCCCCTCAAATAAGTGGATCCAGCCTCTGCAATAAATCTTTGCTTGATTTTTGCCACTGTTCCTACGAGTCGTTAAAACCAATTTTGGTAGTCTCAAACTCTGTAATTTTTGGTTTGCGAGTGCGTTTGCGGAAACAGCATTCATACTCGCGCCAGTGATCAAAAGTCGCCGCCGCCCATATTCAGAAATTGAATCTGGATCACCAATCCACGGAGTTGTCTGTCTGATTCCAATCGTGTTTCCACTCAGGTCAACTTTCGTATAAGCGACTGCAATTTCGTTTGCGATATTTTCAAAATCAACGGTTGCCAAAACACCTTCCACTTCGACTTCCACCCGGCCCACGTACCCCCACCATAATGGAGTGGCCGCTTCGGTGTGCACAGTTACACCAGTCCGAACGAGATTCAGCAGTAAGAGCAGGCTTTCCTTACTTCCATCAACGCTAAACTCTGCCTTATCACAACCCCCCAACCATGTTTTTGAATAGCGCTCTAATTTAATTTCCAAATCACCCGGGATTCCGTGTTGGTTATTCAGATATTTTGAGCGTTGCCAAAAATAAATGTTCATAATGGCATTAACTCGCGGGGTCGATAAAAGACTTTAATTGACGCTGAAATTTCGTCCTCATAGCCACCAGTCATAGTTTTAGTTAAGAACAAGAGCTTTTGACTCTTGCCAGGAACGAGAGTGATCCAATCGCCATATCCGCTGTAATGACCGGTCTTTCCTCCACCGTCCCAACCTTGAGTCCAAACGGTTTCTGCAATCCCGTCGTCAGCCAGTGTAACGCCTGTTGCAATTCCATAACCTCGTGGAATCAATTGTCTAAAAGCGTTTGCAGGGAAAAGGAAAAAGTCGAAAAAAGTTTGGTTGAATCCGCCCGCGCGCCTACCTCCAAGTCTCAGACCGACTGGAGCTTGATCGGATATACCCGGCAACCACGGGGGTATTTGAAGTGTGCCCAAATCCACAACGCTCCCATAATTCTGCACGACTTCCGGAGCTTTCTGCATCGGGGTCAATGCAACCGAAGCCGGGAAATAAAGAGCAACATTCAATCGTAAATCCTGATAGCCGTAATGCATTTTTGTGAAAATCCGATAGTGCCCGCCCTTAGTGCCCTTCAGGAAATTCGTGGCAAGTTCGGTTAATGAAATTTGCTGTTCTGTGCTTGCAGCTGTGTTTATTGTTACTTCATGCGGAATAAACCACTGAAATGGGTTTGTCGTGTCGTCAATAGATCTGCCGATCCAGAAATCGGATAAGCGTGCTGTTCCGCTGGAATAGGTATTCGTGATCTCTATTCTTGGTGGAGCAGGGATCGAACCCAAAACATTAGCTCCACTTATGCCGACACAATTTACTCTCACGTTTGGAGCAACTCCTAACCGGTCATTCGTGTTGTAAATTGTCAATCCGGTGGTGTTGTTCGTCCCGTTCTCGTTCGTAAGGGGAATCTGTGTCTCTGCCCCTTCCCAAAACGAATCTCGCTCAAACGAGATCTCTACGTTCACTCTCCCTTGATAGTATTCCCTGCTTACTGCTTTGCTCACAACCACCGCACCGTCATAAATCCGACTCCGCCAGGCAGTCTCTCCTTCAGCAACTTTATATTCCAGGTAGATCTTTTCCATAGTTGGGTCATTTGACCTGGCACGCTCGAACCAGCGGTCAAGTTGCTGAATATTTGTTGAGATCGGCCCTCGCAGTTGTACTTTGACGGATTCAGTTACTGTTTTTGCTCTCACATCAACCGTTGGATAATATCCAGCTTGCAAAAATAATCCTGTACGCTCATTGAGATCGATCCGTGTGGAGCCCGAAACAAAAACCAAACTACTGCCCATTACCAGCCCTCTGTCACTTTCCGTACAACCTTGTTGGTTAGCAGCTCATAATCGATCGGTTTACTTGGATTTACATTGATCGTTATTGGTTGTCTCTCTGCTGCAACAGTTTGCCCCACTCCTGCGAAAGCTGGCCGCATACCCATCCCGGCGATCCCCACCTCCATTGCCGGCATCAGTCCTGCGACTGTTGTCCGCATGGTCCGCTCTACTTTGTCCATTTCCCTCATGAATCCAACGCCGATACCCTCTGCGATAGGCCCCCCAATGCCTTCTGCCCAAAGCTTGGATGGGCTATTGATGCCAAGCAGATCTTTGACGTTTGAAAAGAGACCTTGAAATTTTACCTTGATGTTTGTAACCAAGGTCCCCCAATTATCTAAGATCCCTTGCCAAAGCCCATCGACAATGTCCTTTCCAATATCCCCGATGGTGCTGATTGCGTTTTTTAGCCCCTCTTTTATTTTGTCAATCAGCTCCCCCCCTTTGGTTTTTAGATCGCTCATCCAGCTGTTTATCCCGTCAACAACCTTAGCTATTGCGTCTGATCCGCTGGCTTGCAATGCTGAAAACAACCCTTTAATCCCATCGATCAAACTTGACATGAGCTCCCCCCCTTTGGTCTTTAGTTTGCTCAACCAGCTGCTTATCCCGTCAACAACCTTAGCTATTGCGTCTGATCCGCTGGTTTGCAGCGTCCCATATAAAGATGTGATCCCGCTGATCAGGCTCTCAATTATTTGCTCTCCAGAACCAATGATCATTGGCAAGGATTGCACCAGTGCCCCAACAATCGCTAGGATAATTTCTGGAACATACCCAACCAAAACCGGCAAAGCCTGCACAAGTCCATCCACCAAAGCGACAATCAGCTCTAAGGCTGCACCAATCAGTAAGGGCAAATTCTCAATTAATACAATTACTACCTGGGGAATAATTTCTGCGATTTTTGTCATCATCTGTGGTAAGGCACCAGCAATCCCATTGATGATCGTTACTATCATCCCCACTGCTGCTGGTATCAGTCGGGGGAGAAGTTCGCCAATTCCTGCTACTAGCGCCAGCACCACCTCTGTACCAGACTTCATTATCTCAGGCAATGCGTCCACCAATCCATTGACCAGCTGCATGATCAGCTCCGGCGCCGCCTCCAGCAATTGCACTGCCATTGACGATATGCCCTCAATCAGGCTCACCACAATCCCGATCGCCGCCGGAATAAGATTCGGCATCGCCGCAAGCAGCGCTGTCAGCAAGCCTTGTATCAGCCCAAGTCCAAGTTCCACCATCCCGGGCGCTTTTCCAGCCAGATCTGTAAAGATTGTCCCCAAAAGCTCTCCCAACTGCGGTCCGATTTTAGACATATCACCGTCAGATCCTGACAGTATGCCGGCAAGCTGCCCCATCCAGCCTTTTGCCATTCCAGTTATTCCCTGGAAGGTTGGCAGCATCGCCGCTGAAATTGTCCCCATCATCCCTTGCGCGCCCATCTTGAGCGAGTCCATCTCATCACCCAAGCTTTCCAGCCCCCTTACCGCGTCCTCTTCCATCACCGCCCCCATAGAATGGGCTTCTGTCTTCAGGGCGTCCATCTCTTCAGCAGAGGTATTGATCAAAGGAATCAGTTCCTGGTAGCTTTTACCAAATAAATTCTGTGCAATAATTTCTTTTTGTGTTTCATTCTCAAGCTGCCCGAGGGCATTTAAGGCTTCGAAATAAACATCGTTCGAGTCTCTCAAGGCCCCGCTGCTGTCTGTCACCGAGACACCCAGTGTTGCCATATCCTCCGCCATTGGCCCAACCCCGCTGGCGGCTCCTTCGATCACGTTCGTGAACTTGGACATGCTCTTTGTGATCGTTTCCACGTCCAGCCCCATCAGAGTCGCCGCGTAATCCAGCTCCTGGATCTGAGTGATGGTCAACCCAGTCTGTGCGGAAAGATCCACCAGCCCGCCGGCTGTCTCTGCGGACTTCATCACCATTGCCGTCAGCCCGGCTGCAGCTCCAACCGCGGCAGCTCCAACTGCGGCGACTGCCTTGCCTACCCCTGCCAGGGTGGTTCCAACCCCCTTTCCGATATCCTTCAGTGTGTCACCGAATTTCTTTGCCTCTTTTTCAGACTTTTTCGAGGCATCTCCAACCTTATCTACTTCCTTGGAGGTCCCGTCGGATTCATCGCCCATTTTATCTAGCGCCTGGGTCGAATCATTCAGTTCCTTCTGCATTTTCCCAAGGGTTTCAGTCTCTTTGTTCAGCTTGATTTCCAGCTCTTGCGCAGCGCGGCTCGTTGCACCCTTTTCAGCAGCAACTTTTTGATATTCCTCGCTGATCGACTGGACCTTACGCTCTTGAACCCCCATCTGGGCGGTAAGGCTCTGGATTCGCTTTTCCAACCCTTCGGAACTTTTTGTCCAATCTCCCAGCGTTGCCACGCCGGCCTTGAACTGGCTGTCCAACAACCTCAATTCCCGATTCGCGGAAGATATCCCTGCTTTAAAATCGGTCGAATCCAGGCTCATACTGGAATTTAATGCGCTGCTTCCACTGTTTTTAGCCATCAATCGACTCCCTGGATTGCATTACCACACATCCTCAGCATAGAGTTGTCTTCCTGGACCTTGCTCACCCTTGCTGGCAACATGTCTTAGAAAATCAAACAAACTGACCGCGTCTGTCCGGTCAATATCTGCCAACGACCAGCTGAAGTTCTTAATCAACATCAGCTGAATATCCATGAGCACTTCCACTGTATCGCGATCATCTCCAACCGCCTCCGGATCTACATCGGAGGCGGGTTGAGATTTGGGTTGTCGATCTTGCTCACGATCTGAGTGATCACAGTCATCACCTCATCCAACTCCGCGCCGTCCATCAATTCGTCCCTGGTGAACTTGTTGCCAAAAAAGGCCACTACAAAATCGCCCAGGTTGTCCACTACTTCCGGATCAATATTCTGAGGATCCTGCAACTCCTGGATCCACTTCTGGAGCTTGAAAGCCTCCTTCAGGAGGCGGAAGGGGATAAAACTCTGGCGATAAACCGCCTTTTCTTCATTGTCTTCGTCATACAGCTTCAATTCAATTGCAAACTTTTGCATACCAATTCCTTTTGAGCTTATTCTTCGGTAGGCGGAATAGGGTTGTATTCCATTCCGCCTTCAAAGTTATCATTGGCCCATTCTCAGAGCGGCAGTGCTACACAGGCGCCGCAGGGACAGGAACCGCTGTAAACCACCCTGCTATCAAGGTAGCCGAAGCGGCCACGTCTTCATCCGCCTTTACCACTTTGACCGTTTCTGTTTTCCCGGTTGCGGTTGTGAACGCGAAAATTGTGTTCAAACCGGTAAAGGTCAGCTTGGCAAGTTTGGGGGCAGGGCTAGCTTCCAATGTGGCAAATTCTTCATCTGCCAGGGTGAACTTGCCCTTCAGATAGCAAACATAGCGGTACTTCCCGTTCGATTTCTTCGATCGGAAAAGTAAGGCATATTCTGGCGCGACACTTCCGCTGCCCTCGATCAACATGCCATTGGTGGTGTTATAGGTCTTACCTGTCAAAAGTGCCGCTGTTGCCAATGGTATATTGGTCACCTCGACCTCAACCGAGCTTTCACTTTCAGCGCTTGAGCTGTCAAAGACCCCATCATCCGCATATTGCGTGTTCGTGTTTCGGGTTGTACTCACCTTTGCTGTTGCCACCGGTGCCAGATAAACCGGTGCCGTGGCGGTGTACGCCGTTGCATCATCTTTCGTTACCGGAGCGTAATACAACTTATCAAGCCCAATTTGGCTTTTGTATTCTCCTTGTCCTATAGTCATTTCTTACTCCTTGTCTTCCATAAAAAGAAAATCCTTGCTCTGGCCGTAATGGCCAGTCTCTGTGAAATCCATATCGCGTTCGGCCTGGAACAAAAAGCCGGCTGCCAACATAGATGCTTCCACATCCGGGAAGCTTTCAAATCCATTACTAGACCACAAATTCAGCTGTACCAGGTGATTTCGTAAGATCTCACGGTCATCTACATGTTCTTCCGGAACAGTTGAAATTACCTGAAAAGTGATATATCGGTCGGGCCACGTCTCGCCGGTCTGCAATACCAACCTGTTATTCTCAACAGGTACTCCCAGCCCGCTTAGTGCGCTCCGAACCCGTGCCCAAATCGTGGCCATTACTCAATACCTCTGGCTTTCAGGCGTGCTTTCATTGCCCGGTAGATCTTTCCTTTATCTTCATTCATCGTCGCGCGGACATATGATTGCGCCTCAACACTTGAAGATCCAAACTCGTGGACCATGCCATATCGAACTACTTCTGCTGGAGCATCAATTAACCCGATTTCCACAAACGAGACATTACCGTCACGTTGGATCTCGCTCCGTTTGAGATGCCCTTTTAGTTTGCCAGTCCGAACGCGCGCCCGGAGTTGCATGCCTGCCAGGGCAACTTCAGTTCCGGCATCCAGCATATCGCCGGCAATATCATCAATCTGCGATCGCTCCAGCTCGTCCAGGTCTTCCAGCATTTTCTGTAAATTTGCTGGCATTCTCAAGCCCGCTTTCATCAACCGGCTCCAATCATGGCAACCTTGAGCTCCTGATATTCATTACGCTCTCTTATGTTGTCAATCGAACGAATTTCCCATGTTTTTCCACGATAGATCACCATCCAGGTTTCATCCAGATCAGGCTGATATCTAATCAAAATAGTGGCTGCCTTGCTGGCTCCTGCCGCGTCAGCCTGCCAGATCTCATTTCCATGTACATTGACCCATCGGCACCACGTCTGAATCTGCTGCCCCACAGCAGGGGTGGTAAATCCACCGGCATCTTCCACAAGTATGCGCTCTTCCAGGATAATTTTTGTTCGCAGATCTCCCGGGTTGGTTATGTTGTTGCCAATCTTCATGTGGTCAGCTCCGATAACTCTCTCAGTCGTACTGCTTCTGCCTTGAGTTGCAACAATACCGCGTTCAGACCAAAACTGAGCACCGATTCTGATCCCAGCTGTGCGGGGTTTTCGTACCATTGAACTAAAAGCATCCTGGCAGCTGACTTGGCAATCACATTGATCACTTCATCCTCGGTCCACTTCCACCCGGTTGCGTTTTCGATGTACGCGTCCACCTGGTTAAGCAGATCCAGCATGTTCTGATCGTCAATCTCGCAGCGTAATACGGTTGCCGCCTCGGTAGGGGTCAGGATGCTTGCCATTATTTCACCTCAGCCTTTTTGGCCGCTTTCTTTTGGCCAGACTCGGCGGTGGTGTCCTTCAGAGCTGGACCACCTCCGTTCTGTGCTTCTTTTTCCATGACCACCCAGCCAGCCTTTACGTATGCTTCCAGGGCGTCAGGATGGACATCTAACCGATATCCATCCTTGGTCACAGTGATAAACTGCACCTCAGCCATGACAGCCTTAGCTCAACCCAATGGCGATTGCCTCTGGATCTAAAACGATCGCGCCATACATGATCGAGACTTCGTCCACGACCTGGCGATATTCAGCATATCGGCGGATCTCAAACACCAGGCCGGTGTAGGGATCGCGGATGCTGGTGGCGTCGATAGCCGCATCACCCTCTTTCGGGATCTCCGGCAGACGGACGCCCAAACCAAGCGCCGACTGGTTGAATGCCAGGTTTGGGGTGTACTGATGAATGCTGACCGCTTTGCCGGTAGCACCAGCTCCCAGCAAACCCGGAGCACCGATCGTCAGGGTTCCAAGCGCTTCAATGCCTGCGGTAACGACATACTTCGAGCCGGATGGTTCGTCCGCGATTGAGATCACATCGCCTGCCAGGATGGTTCCTGTACCGGTCTTGACTGTGATCTCTGTCGCACCAGCGGCATGGTCTCCGTCCAAAACATAAGAGGCACCAGTGCCTTTGGTATGTTTGGGCATTTGATTGGTTTCGTAGATATTGAAGCCTTGGACCCGCGTGCGGTATCCGTTTTTCATCATCTCATCATCACCAGCTTCATTGGCCTTCCACAGCATGCCCATATAAGCACGCATCGCCTCCGCGGTCGCTGTGTTCAGCACCAGGGAAAGTTCTCCGTTGGACCGTTCATTCCTTGCCAGGATACCCCACAGTTTTGCAAAGTACTCCAGGTTAGCGGAAGATGCCGTGAACGGCACGGTATCAGCCGTACCAAAAGCACGGCTGGCATTCAGGATCGCTACGCCTGCCAGGTAACTTTCGATCCCGGCTGCCAGCTTGTCGAATGCCTGCAGATACTGGTTTTGCCGGCGGATTGCCATAGCGGCGTCACCGATTGCTTCTGAAGCTTCCCCGGTCACCGCAATGCGCACTGCCTTTCGGAATGCCATTGTGTAGCTAAGTTGTTTTGCCACATCAGCAGCGGGTGCAGGCAGGGTCGCCGAGGGCTCCACGTCAACTGCGGCGCTTACCTGGGGCACATCCCAGACTACACTTTGACCCTTTGCGGCTCGGGAGAGCTGGCCATCCACCTGGACGGCTCTGATCATCCCAAACTGGCGCCGCGGAAATTCCGCGATACCAGCATATAGGGTGGGGAACAAACTTGCTAAAGAATCAGCCATTTTCTACTCCTCCTTGTCAGTGACCTTGCCACCATTTGTCATGAACCTGGCTTTGTCACTGATACTCATCCCGTCGAATTCCTCGCGGGTCATGGTGTTTTTGGCAGTGCCAACTTCTGCAGCTGCCTCGGATACAGGAACAAACAAACTGGCAGTGCTATCAGCAAGATCGCCTGCCTTGGTCAGTTTGTTGTAAAGGTCGATCGCCTTTTGTGCTTCGGCTTGAGCCTCGTCCAGCGCGGGCTCAAGAGCCAGAGCAGCATTGACGTCTTCCTCGGTGCCGCCCAGGAGGGTTTCAATCTCCTGAGCCTTGTCATTCACGGCCTGTACGCGTTTTTGCGCCAGGTCATATGCACTCTTGAATGTGGTCATTTACTTTCTCCTTCTTGAGAGTTTTGATTTTTTCGCGCAGTGCCTGGACGGCTCTCTCGCGTTCCATTTCGCCCTGGTCGGGCTCTGTATCGGTGGCTTCTTCCGGCACGCTGGTTGCCGGCTCCTCCGTAACATTCAATCCTTTTTGCATCATTTCCTGCACAGCTTGTGGGACCTCACGGTATCCTTTCAAAGCGTTGTTCATCACTGGCAGGGAATCTTTTGCCATTACTGCCGCTCTTGCTGATGCCGGCTGGCTGATGATTTCATCCACAAACCCATAATCAAGCGCAGTCTGTGCGCTCATCCAGGTTTCATCTGCCATCATTTTTTCGATCTGGGGCTGTTCGAGCGTGGTCTTTGCCATATATGCTTCCACGATCCCTTTTTTCAGCTCTTTGAGCATGCTAATCGTGACCCGGTGATCATCCACATTCCCGATGGTGATCGTCCAGGGATCATGGATCATGAAAAAGGCAGAATCCTGCATCTGGACCTTGGACCCCGCTGTGGCAATGTAGGTTGCTGCGCTTGCGCACAACCCGTCAATCTGGCAGGTCACCTTACCTGGATACGACATTAACATTGATCGGATTGTGCTGGCCGTCATCATGTCCCCACCGGATGAATGGATCCGGAACAAAACCGGTTTTCCGGCTGCTTGGTCCAAGGCCTCCTTCATTGCGTCTTGGGTGACATACCCCGGAGGTGGATGGACTGGGTCAAAGAACCAGTAGCTGTCCATGATGTCGCCATAGCAGTAGATTTCCACCTCTCCGCTCTCAATGGCATCAAGTACCAGGGGTTTTCTCTGGTCATGGGGATTTTCTTTGAGTACCAAATCATTTATTTTCATTTGTGTCCTTGCCGGGCATGGTAAGCCCTTTTTCAGTGATTACCGCCATATTTCCAGGGAAGTAGTGTTGATCTCCGCCTGGGTAAGGTTCCAGGTCATTGATCGCTCTGGCTTCGTTAGGCGAGTAGATCCCGTCCAAAATTTGGGTATGCAGGAAGTCTGCTTGTGTTTTGGTGTCCAACTGCATCACAGCTTTGCGCTCAAACCGGAAAAAGCCCGCATCCTGCTCCTCAGTTGGCAGCCATTTCAGCCTGGCACTCTGTTCAAATTGCACCAGGTAGGGATTGAGAGTAGTTCCCAGGTAATCCAGCTGCTGCTGTTCGTTCGATTGGTACGATTGTTTGCCCAGGTTGAGTTTGTACTGTGGAAGTCCGAAGTAGTTTGCAATCTCAGTTTCTGTCGCCTGGATACTTTCCAAGAACTGAACGTCTGAAGCGTTCATGGTGATCTGTTTGAAATCAAGGATGGCATTGTCCTGCACCATTACGCCGTCCTGGGCTGACTTCAGATAGCTATCTTTCACCTTCTGTCTGGCTTCCTCACTAATTTGGCCATTGACCTTAAGAATCGCCGTAGGCAGCAAGCCGTTACCCGTCAGAGTGTTCCTTGAATTATTGGCTCCGATCTGTCGGTTGATCGTATCCTGGGCATATCCCAGCACCGATCTGCCATAAACCCCTTTTTTGTCGGGGTTGATCATCAGGTGCAGTATTTCCGGATCCGGGATATCTTTTGTCTCACCGTTGTCAAACAACACCTGGAAATACCGATTGCCCCGTTTATCAAAAACCGGTCTTACCTTGCCTGCCTCCAGTTGGAATAACTCCGGGTAAGAGCTTACTGGCCGCCATATATAGGCATTCCCCATGCTCAGCAAGTCCAAAATCAGCCGTTTTTTGAACACAAACGGCGTCTGCCATCTGTTCGGTTCGATTTCGATCAAATACGCCACATTTCGGCTGTCTCCGTCCGGCTTGACCCTTCTGGACCCTCTTTCCAGCCTTTCAAATTGTTGGAAGGGTAATGCGGCAATATCATCGCTCAAAATATTCATGCAGCGATAGACGGTCGATAGTTTCTTTGCGGTTTCAACCGTGATGGTTCCAATTGTTGCCATCGGCGGCCAGTAAAGAAGAAAGCTGCTGTCCCCAGGCTGCATCTCCGCAGGGATCGGGGTCAGCACGGCGTCGTTGATTACTTTTTTCTTGCTCACATACCCCATCCTTCCGACAGGATCCGTTCCTCGAGGTTATCACCCTGGTTATAGAAACGTGCTCTGCACATCGCCAGTACAAGCGCCATTACAGGGTCAATTCGCTTTGTCCTGATCACGCTCTTGCCCTTGGTTTCTTTGACCAGCTTTTTCAAGCCTGATCCATTAGTCGCGATCGAGGCGTTCCCGAAGGTCCATCTCAACAATGGGTTATGCTCATGGGTCAACTGGCCTGATCGCATCAGGGTCTCAACCGTATTCATCGGGTCTGTCAGGACCGCAAAAGTACCCTGCTGAGTAACCACATTGATCCCTTCTTTCATCTCAGCCTGGGTCAGCATGACTGCAAACGCTGGGTCGGACACCAACTCGACCACTTCATACATTTCTTTGTATTCAAGGATCTTGCCAAGGATTGCCCAATGATCGATCGTGTCTCCCTCGGTCACATGAACATATCCTCCCATCTCCCATTTGTCGTATGGGACATGATCTGTGCGGGTCCGTTCCAATAGTGTATTGCGCGGAATAAAGGCGTCACTTTTGAAATACCAGTGATCCAGACCCGGCTGAGGTGGGAATAGTCGTACGATTGCAGAGAGGTCAGTCGTTGTAGATGCGTCCTGGCCAATAAAACATTTCAAGCCAAGAAGCTTTTCATCAGGGATTTCTTCTTCCGTTTGGTCGTAGACTTCCAGCTCGATCCAGCTGGTCAACTTGGTGGTAACCCACTGGTTCAGATCCAGCCAGCGAAAATTCAGCTCAACCTCCGGGCTGTTTTTTGCCCGGTTCGCCGCGTCCCGCATGGACTCGATATCCTTGGCCACACCCAGGGAAGGATTGGATTCATACCAATGCTCCTCGTTATAGATATCCTCCCCTTCATAGGAGTAGATGGCCACATACCAGGATGGATCCGAGATCTCGCCCGACGCGACCCTCATGGCATAATCGTGCAGCTCCCAGCCAATGCTTACGCGGTCAGGGTCCTTGCCAGCGGTCGTAAAATTCCACCAGATCGGCTGGGATCTCGAAGCGCCGGATCCGTGGGTCATAACATCCCACAAATCACGATTTGGCTGCGCGTGGATCTCATCAAACAATACCGCGCTGGGTTTGTACCCATGTTTCGAGTAAGCCTCCGAGCTCAACACCTTATACCGTGATCCACTGACCCTGTCAGTTATTTTCTTGTAGGATGCCAGGATCTTGGACCGTTTCAGCAGCGTTGGAATGATTTCAAGCGTCTTACTGGCTGCGTCATAGATGATCGATGCCTGCTCCCGGTCTGCCGCGCATCCGTAGATTTCACCGTTGATTTCTCCATCGGCAAACAGATGGTACAGCGCGACCCCAGCGCCAAGCTGAGATTTCCCATTTTTCTTGGGGACCTCAACCCAGATATATCGGTACTGCCGGGTGCCGTCCTCTTTGACGGTTCCGTACACATCGCGCAGGATCTTCTCTTCCCAGGGCAGCAGTTTGAATGGCTGCCCGTAGAACTTCCCGTCGGTATGTTTCAGCATGGAGAAGAATGCGCAAACGCGGTCTGCTTTAGCCTGGTCAAACGACATGTTTCCCGCCTTTGTTCGCCATGACTTCAAATTGAATGGTCGGATCGCCTAATAGCTTTTCCATCTCATCCATCGGATCTTCTTCTTCAGCTCGTTCCGGAACCACTCCCGCCCTGGAGCGTGGGGTAAGGTACATCTGCTGCTGATACTCGCGCAAGCTCGACCGCTTGCGGTCCAGCCTGGCATCAATGTCCAATACTGTCTTATATGCGAGCTGCACCTTGTTCACTATCTGGACCAGCTGCTTTGCCAGCACATCCCAGGTATCCTCTTCGTTAGCTTTGTAATCAGCCATGTGACGCCTGTGCATCAGCACATCCTCCCGCCGGTCTTTCCAATCTTCCAGTGCGGCAGTCCGCATGATCATCAGATCCTGTTCTTCTTCCAGGGTGAGGCAATAAGCAATCAGCAAGTCACGGTCCTGGCTGTCAACTCGTTCAGCTTTCAGGCTGTCAAACTCGCGCATCAACCGTCTCCAGCTTTCTCGCGCAAACGTGTGACCTTTCAGTTCTTTGGGAGCCGAAGCAGGCAAATTTCTGCCCGTTTTATTCGCGTTTTCTGCTGAAAATCTCTGATTTTTTTCGTCCAGAGTTTCATGTCTGACTACTAAATCAGCTGGTTTTTTAGCAGGCATTGGGTTTCTCCACATTGGGATTTCTTTTCGTACGAGTGACCACCCGCGCTCGACACCCTCCGACTGAAAACTTTTTCATCCCCCCCTCCCCATCTCTTCGACTGTCTTCTTCGAGTGACAGCTCGCGCACAACGCTTGGAACGGCCCCCCCCAGAACTTTATTGGGTCTCCTTTATGTGGATAAATATGATCTACATGCACTGCAGGTGTCAAAATGCCTACGCGCTCACACGAAGCGCACCAAGGGTGCTCTGCCAGGAACGCCGCCCGGAATTTCTGCCACCTTCGGTCGTACAACCTCTGCCGGCTCCGGTCTCTCTTCCACACACCTGCAGATGAAGCCGCATGCAACGGGCACCGACCGCTTGTCACAAGGTTGGGACAACCAGGATACGAGCAGGGTTGCAGCGGTTTATTCGCCACAGTCCCCCCCCACCAGCCGCCTCACTTCCAATCTCAGGCTCTCAATCTCCCGGCCCATCGTAGCAATCTGCTGGTCTTGCTCCCGGATCTTCTTATCCTGTTCCCTGATCTTCTTATCCTGCTCCGCCACTTTTGACGTCTTCTCTTTCAATTGAGCCGATAATGTTTCCACATCCTCGCTCAATTTACGTGCCTCTTCCCTGTACTGATCGCGCTCTGTCTGATATTCATCCAACTTCGCCTTCATCTTCTCGTTTGCTTCGACTTCATCATCCAGCCTCTGATCCATCGTTACGATCCACTCCTTCAGCTCCTTCACCTGCTCCTTCGAAGCTGAATGCGATGTCGTCACGATCGCAGTCACAATCGACCCTACAGCTGTCAACACCGGGATCGATGCCGCCAGGATAATCGTCAAAGTCTCAGCGCTAATCGCAAGGGGCATCAGTATGATTCCTCACAAGCGCGACCCGCTCAGCCAGCGCGATCACAATGATCATCAAAACAGCCGCCAGCCCATCGATCTTTCCAATCGAATCATGCGTCATGGCTGCGTTTGCAAACTCATATGTCCCATAACCAAGGGGGATACACTGCACCATCCAGAAAAACCGAAAAGGCGATTTCGGATTCTTCCGGATCGCCCTTACGTTCATGTACATAAATGCCAGGCAGGCAATTACCAACGCCCACGCCAGCACGACTGCAACCAGTTCCTGGATGGCCAAGTCCATTTAGATAATAAAGTCCCGCGCAGCCTTGATCTGCTTGACCTTGCTGGTTTGGGGTGAAGCGATGTACGTACCAGCATTAAAGATCAAAGCCTGAACAAAGGCATAGAGCGCCCGTTGCCATGTGATCGGGCTTTCTGATGGGATCAGTCCGTTGTTGACCAGCAGGAAGATCGTTACTGTAACGACCACCATCCCAGCGATCATGATCCCGCTCTTCAGCTCCGACCTCAATCCTGCATACCAGGTCGAAAGCGCTGGGAAGTACGATGCCAGAAGGCTCGCAATCACTGCAATGATATTGAGCAGCATCTCAGGGGTAAACTCAATCGGTTGCATATCAACTACCCTTCTCCTGGTTCTCCAGGAATTAAAAGAAAAACCAACCACGCGATCTCTCCCAAGATCGATGGTTGGTTGGAGCCAACAAACGCCAGTTAGTTATACGGTTTTCTAATTCTTAGTTTAGCATAAATGCTGGTGTAATGCAAGTAATTTATGGCTTTTGGCCATTCTGGCCAATCAATTCCGCCAGTGCTTTTGTCCCGACATCCCAATGAAACTCCTGTCCACAGTTTACGCAAACACCCCGCCAGAATGTAGTCGCGATCCCATTCACAATCAGCATCTGCCGCCCTTTGTAGTCACTCAACCTACCGACCTCCCGGCCGCACTTCTGACATTCAATGATCGCTATTTCTTCTGGCATTTGCGCCACTCTCCTAAGACTTGGCTCGCCGCAGATATGCCGGCACATCGCTATCAGGTCCACTAAACGCGTCCACAACCTCTTTTTGAATAAATGCTAGTGGAATAGGCTCCCGGATCTGATCCGGATATTCATCCCAACTGAACGGGACCTCGAACACATTCAATTTCCCTCGCACCTCAAATGGGTCAATCGGTCGGATCCTGCGCAGGATCCAGGCAAACTTCCCCTTCTCATGCCAGTATTGGTCGATCTTTTCCTTTGGCTCCTTGGTGCACGCGACCAAATCCGCCACTGCCAGCACCTTGCCAAAGCTCAGTTGCTCAGGGTCAATCCCGATCTTGAATGCCTGCCTGACATACTCAATATCCCGCTCGAGGTCTTTCTTGCTCTTGCTCGCGTGGATCAGAATATCGCCACGGTGCCCGGTATACCACTTCCTGTTTTCAACTGTCTGATACCCATTGGCGATCAACCATGCCCAGGGTTGCTTAATGCTGATTGCTTTCATGCTTCTTCCTCCGTTCGTTTGCTTAATCCCTTCATATATTCATCCAGCTGCAGCTTTGCTTCCGCCGCCGCTTTAGCCGTTACAGTAACGGCATCTTGATCAAATGGTGTTCCGCGAACACACTCAACGTATTCATTAAGCGCGTCTATCCAGGCATATAACAGCCCATTGAAATTCACGAGCTCATCTTCGTTCATTTCGCCGCCTTTCTGCGAATGCCTTGCGCAATAAACCATTTGCTCACAGCGGCGGCATTGCGGTCATTCAGCCCGATCGCCTGCGCCATCCAGAAGTAAGATCGACCCTCGTCCGCCCACGCCAATATCTTATCGCGGTTGGCTTCAATGCGCTCCCTGGCAAACAAATAGCTCATAGTCCCTCGCCCCCCTCGATTGCCACCACCAACATCGCAATCACGACAAGCCCGATGCACGCGCCGGCGACCAAGCCAATCAATAATCCAAGTGCAAACTGTACCATTTCAATCCTCCAATTCAAACCAGTCTATATCACTCATCAGCCAACCTCTGATTCGTAACCACCGCCCAACGCCAAAACCGCGGGGTAATCTTTGTGGCTTTCACAGTCCACAACGGTTGGTATTTCAACTATATTGCTTTTGCCGATAAAGTTGCTCCGCACATCGACAAAAACATCACTATCCCCGCCACAAAATTTGTTGAATAAATGTTTTGCTTTGCCACGAGTTTCAGCAAATACATAGCATATCCAGTCCTCATGGTCATAGCTACATGCATACAGGTTCATTCCTCACGCTCCTTGCCATTTGTCTCTGAGTTTCCACTCGAATTCTTCACTGGGAATACCATCATCTGGCATCGTCCCTTTCAGGTCTGATAATTTAGGCAACCCATCATCTTCCTCGGCGATGCGGGCTTGCAGTTCCGCAACTCCATCGGTGGTTGGTTGCATTTCTACAACCTGTCCCCAACTAAGCGACAGTTCCCACGCGTTGCACAAGGAATTTGCTGACACGCCAATATCGGAAACCCGACATTTTGCAACTTGCACACCTTTAGTATTAACAGCCGCAGGCAACGTACAAAGCCAATTTTTACAATTTTGACATCTCATTCCTGCTCCTTTGCTCTGGCGGCACATATGCCATCCCTAATTCCCGGAAAACATCCGTCTCCTCAGGGGTATCCAATAAATTGCCATCCCGCAATAATCGACCATCCAAAAAGCGCATATCATCCGGACACCATCCACCCTGACTGACCTTGGTTACCATCTTGCGCGAGAATTCAGCTGAACCCGTCCTGATCATCATGATACAACCCCAAGTCTCAGGTCGACATAAAAACAGATCCACGTTCGGCTTGCTTGGGATACCCTGGGAGGAAAATTGGATGTACTTGTTACCCGCTTTTATAGGCTGGTATCTGAGTTGCTCCATCAGCTCGAAAATTACTTCCGCCGGAGTCGTTTCGGTAAAACCGAACAACCCAACTTTAGTTTCCCTTAGGATCCCTACGAACTCAATGTCGCCTACCAGTTTCTTTTTCCTTCGCAAGCTCCCGGCAATCTCCAACCGCTCGAAGTGACCCCCCAGCAATACAAGCAGATCATCGGCGATTTTCTTAGCTTCAGAATATGGCACTTTCATCCCTTCACTCATTTTCATCCTCGATAATTTCTTCCTCGTGATTTAACCGCCAAAGCGTCACACCAACCTGGACCGCGAAAAATAAAACCAGCCAGATCACCACGATCGCCAGGGCGGCATGTAACAACCATTCGGCAGCCTTTACCAGGCTCAAAATAATCCCAACTGCTTTTCACGTTCATGCCTCGCCAGGTCGCTGCCGGGGTTCGCGTCCGCGATCAATGCCCGCTGCAGCCGCTCAAAAATGATCTTCGCGAATCGCTTTCGGTCGATCCGGTTGCCGTAAATAAACGCCCCATCCCAACCCAGCGCCAGGGCGATCTGCAGCTCGTTCAGCTTGCCTTCCCGCTCAATACGCAGGACCATCGGCGCCATTTTGGCCGCGAAAGCTTGCACTCCATTCACGACCCCGATCTCAATCGCTGAATCAACCAGCGAGCGGATCACCAAAGTCTCCTTACGCGCCATTTTTCACCTCTTGTTGGTTTCTCCAAAGCTGCCTGAATTGTTCAAGTGCCTTTTTTTGCTTTTCAGCCGCTGTCTCTTGCCTGATTTTGTGCTTCAGCCGGTACACAAACACCCCCGGACCAGCCGAATCTCCCAGGTCGAGAATGTCATCGGCCAGTTCTTTGACCTGTTCCAGCGTCCAATCACCCGATCGCACAGCTTCAGCCACCTGGCCATACACCTGCGGGAATACTCCCAGCCGTTCCAGCTTGCCTTCCAGCGGGCGATCAATCACATCGTGCCAGCCGTTACTCTTGTCCAGATTTCTGGACTGGTTGTCCAGTTTTTTGGACTGGTTGTCCAGATTTCTGGACTGGTTGTCCAGTTTTTTGGACTGGTTGTCCAGTTTTTTGGACACTTGTCCAGATTTCTGGACTGATTGTCCAGATTTTTGGACAGTTTCCTCGCGCGGTTTAACAAGATAATCAGGAGGTAGGTTAAAATCTTGATTAATATACTCTATATCTTTAACCTCCTCCTTAATAGACCTGTCCAGATTTCTGGACAGGTTGTCCAGATTTTTGGACAAGTTATCCACAGGTTTATCCACAGGTTTATCCACAGTTTCTTCCGCCTCTTGAGCACCTCCATGCAAATAGATGGTGATCCTGGAATAGTGAGTACTGCTGGACAGCAGCCAGCCGCAATCTCTCAATATCCCAAGGTGCCCGTATAGTGCGGATCTTGATAGTCCCGTCACCTCCATTAGTTCGTTAATCGAAAAGTCTTGTGAATCGTCTTCCTTCCCCCACAAAAGCCCCCGCAGCTGTACATACGTCCTGAATACGCCCGCCGGCAGGGTCGTGTCATAGACGATATCTGCAGGGATGGCAACAAACTTGGGTGGCAGTAGTGGGCGTGCCATTGCTAAATTCTGAACAGATCTAATTGAATGGATTCCCCGAACTGCATCTCAGCGCTTTTATCCATCTCGCGCAGTGTATCAGCCAGGCTGATGATCCTTGACTTGTATTCCCGGACCCGAAAATCCTCATATTCAGCTTTTGACTGTGCCAGGTAATACCCTCCGTCTGCCCCCTTTCGATGGCAGATCAGGTAGCCCTGTTTGCGTAAGCTCTCAATTCCAGCCCGCATAGTCCGATCATCTTTTCTGCCGATCAATCCCCGCCAGCGTAGTCTCTCCGCCAGATCTTCCCGGCTCAAGGGATATTCATATCTGCGGTTCTCGAGTTGCTCCAGAATGCGATATTCAAGCTCAGTTAAAGTTTGTGTGTCCATGAATTCCTCTGCTATAATTGGAGAGTTCCATGAGGAACCCTGAACTAATCCTGGCCAACGGCTCCTGACCGTTGGCCAGGTCTGTTAATATCCTCAGACAGACGCTCAAGCACAATGCTTCTTGCGATACCTGGCGTCTGCCTGATATAGCCATTTGCTTCGAGATCCCCGAGCAAACCGCGGATGTGTGATGTGCTCGATAGTGCCATCAGCCGCATCAATTCGCGTATGGAAGGAGAATAACCATGCGTTTTGATGAACAGCTCAAGCTGGCGTAAAAGTTGAGTGTGGATCTCTCTTAATGCAAAGGGCTTATCCGCGGTTTTCATTCGAATTTCTCTCATTACTTGGGATAATGGTTATTATCCCAACCACGCTAATAAGGGGGTTCTTTTGATCATTTTGAACCCTTCACCAACCCCAGCATTTCACTCACTGTCATCCAGGTCTTGTCCGGGTTTGGTCGCAACTTCTGTAAATAAATTCGGGTTGTCTCTACGTTGTTTTGCTTCAGAAACCTCCTTATCGTGTCTTCATCATCCCCCGCCTGGGCGCGTAAATAAGCCGCCGTATGGCGCAGGGAGTGAACCTTCAGGCCGGTGGTTCTCAACCCGGCATTTCGGGCGCAATACTTCAGGCTGTCTCTGACCGTTTGGTCCGAGATTGGCAGATCAATGATTTTCCCCATGTTTGTGTACCGATGGAAAACATAGCCTGTGTATTTACCTTCCGCCTCGGCATATGCCATGATCGCTTCATAGACCGGCGGATAGATCTCTTTGGTTTGATTCGGCTTGCCCTTCCCCTGGTACCGCATCACGATCACGCCCCCAGGCTGGATCTCGATGTCTTCGTACCGGAGAGTCCTCAGCTCCGAATTGCGCAGCCCTGTCAGCAGGTAGCCCACGAACAACGCCAGATTGCGCTTGCCAGGCAGATTTCTCGTATCGATCGCCCGCAGAAACGCGCCGGCTTGCTCTTCATCCCAACACACCGCCTTCCCGTACCGTTCCACTTTCGGCGGCTTGAAGCTCACCGCCGGGTTATCCTCGCGTAAGCGGTATTCCTCACCATCCATGCCCAGGGAAACATATTCCTGGATAATGAAACTGAAAAAGCTCTTGATCCCGCTGATCCGGGTCGCGATAGTCGCGTCAGCCCGCCCCTCGTTGTGCAGGTGTGCCATCCAGGCGGTGATATCTTTCCTGCTGATCTCCCAGGCGTTCTTTTCGCAAAATTCCAACAGTCCATTCAGGCTCGAGCGGTAACTCTGGGCGGTATGCCGGCTGTTCTGCCGGCTCAGCCAAAGCGTGATCGCATCGTTCCAGGCTTTCTCATCAGCAATTGACATAGGAAACCCCAGGATTCTTGATAGAATTGGTGATGAGATGGAAAACTTCTGGCAGACGATCCAACCCTGGCTTGCGCCGATTGCCCTTGTGATCTCCCTTGTAAATCTCTATGTGGCGTGGAGAGATCGTCAGGTCCGGTGCCAGGTCATTTTGAAATATGTCCCAGGGATCCAAAGCCTTCCTTATTTTTACCCTCGTGTTCAAGCGTTGATCCCGCTGCTTGATTTGATCATTATTAACCACAGCAAAGATCCTGTTTGGATCTCTGACATTCAGATTCGCAATGGAATAGGCAATGCAGGTATACAGCTCAGCTATCAGTATAGAAACCTCAATTTGGAGAAAATGGGTGAACTGGGGGAGGGGATAAAAATTGACGGCAAAAGCAGGGCTCGTTTGTGGATCGATGTCAAAGCAATCCCGAACAAGCAAGATCAAGTCATTAATGTGAAATCCGACATCTGGCTTCAAGCAGTTATTACTCTTGCCACAAGCAAACGGTTTCATTCCAGACCTATCCTATTACCTGTAGAAAAACTGCTATGGCGCTCAGAGCTACCATTAGAATCCCGAGAATAATGCTCACGTTGTCCTCATGAATGACAAACTTTCGGTAAAGCTCAAACAATATAAGAGCGATCACAACACCAATAAAAAAACCTAACAGAATACCCAAGAAGAAAGGATCCATCTAAGCCCCCTTACGAGCTCTAAGCCTGGGTGCAATCTCTTCCTGCCAAAATGCGGTCAGGAACATCGGTATTACGAAAACGAGAAATGGGGATAAAAGTACTAATACATCGCGTAACATGGCAATCCTTTCGTACTACTTAATGGGTTCTTCTTCGGCTTCTTTTTCTGGTTCGTAAAATCGGGTCCAGTCAAAACCCAGGGTAGAACCGAGCTTTTGAGCAAGGCGAACGGAGGGATTTGTATTCCCATTTTCAAGCTTAGACAGGGAAGCTCTATTAATACCCACTATCTGGGCAACTTCCTCTTGAGTTAATCCTTTTTCATTGCGTATTTCTTGTAACCAAGTCATTTATTCACTCCATGTGCAAATCCTGCACATATGATAGTGCAAAAAATGCACCTTGTCAAGGTTGAATTTTATGAACTGGTGGAGAATTTGCATTTTTCGGTTCATTTCTTGCATGTGCTTTATAAGCACATTATTATTTGAGGAGGTGCAGAATGAACTACTTAAAAACAGCCCGTAAGATGAGAAACTTGACCCAAAAAGATGTCGCACAAATGATAGGCGTAGATCGTTCCACATACACCAGGTATGAGAGTGGCGAAGTACAGCCGGACAATGACAAGCTCAGAAAACTTTCAACAGTATTTGGAGTGAGCATAGACTACCTACTAGGGCGAAAAAGCAATTCAGAAGGTGAAGAGAGCCGCATGATCCCTCTTCTCGGATCTGTCCCCGCCGGCACGCCGACCGAAGCCATTGAGGACGTGGAAGAATACATCGATATCTACCCCCGCTTTGTCAAACACGGCGAGTTCTTTGCTTTGCGTGTCCAGGGCGACAGCATGGAGCCCGACATCCGGCATGGAGATATTGCGATCATCGAAAAACAGGAATTTATTGATAACGGCGCTGTTGCCGTCGTGCGTGTCAATGGTCAGGACACCACCATCAAACGCGTGAAGCTGGCCGCCAATGGGCTCATGCTGATCCCCAGCAATCCCGTCTATGACCCGGTCTTCTTCGATTCCGACCAGGTCGCCACCCTTCCCGTCACCATCATCGGCAAGGTCATCGAAATCCGTAGGAGGCTCTGATGTCAGACAACTTTTATTCCAAACTCGCCGGCGTTAGCAAGAAAAATGAAGATGGTCGCCGCAGGCAAGAGGTTATTGAAGAAGATCTATACGAGGGGCTGGTCCTCCACCTCGAGCGGGAACCAGAAAATCCTTATGATCCCAACGCTGTCGCTGTTTTTGCTTCAGAATATGGTGACCAGGTTGGGTACCTCAATGGCAAGGTCGCAGAAGAACTCGCTCCTCTGATGGATCGTGGTCAGCTGGTCACTTGCCAGGTTGCTGAAATCACTGGAGACTATGGCCAAACCAGGGGGGTCAATGTATTGATCACCAAATATACCCTGGACGAAACCCAGGAATTGATCGAAGCTGCGAAAGCCCGTAAGTCGGTAGACGAAGCTCAAAAATCACAACCGGAAGCACCAAACCCATCATCCTCAGAATGGACTGAAACAAACCTGCTGCCAGGTGTGGAAAATTATGTTTCACCGGGTAAGAGTTCTGCGTCTACTGCCGGCAAACCTACCCTGAAACAACGCTGGAACTCCCTGCCAAAGAAAACAAGAACCTGGATCATCGTTCTGGTGATTGTCTTGATCCTTTACCTTTATGGCTCGCTTTAATTAGCACTTTGACATAATGTATCACCATACTGGCGCACTCTCCAGGCATCACGGATAAGAGCATCTAAAGACCTCACGGCTCACGGAAATGGCGAGCCTTGCTATCCCATCCCCGCAATAACGGCCTTAGGGTTCACATCCGTGAGGTTCGGAGGTTCGAGCCCTCTAGCGCCCATTGTATTACCCTCAACGAGGGAAATTCGAGCGAAAGCGGCATCGAATAGCAAGGATTAGCAGTTCCGTATAGCACGGATAAAGCAGAAAGGGCACCAGTATANNCTCTAGCGCCCACACAACTCCTCTTTGTGAGGAGTTTTTGTTTGCTCTCTTACAAAGAAAAGTTACCATCAGATTTATGCGCAAGCCAAGTATAATAATCTCACGCATCATTGCCCTAAGAAAGAATCCTTCGAAAAGTATTATTGCAACCCGGGAGATGGGCGCGTAAGCACCAAGATTGTTGCACGTAAGAAATGCAAGCCAGGAGGTGGTTAAGTTACCGATTGAATTCTTAGAGCTATATACTCAGACGGTCTCAACCAAAATCGAAATTTTTTTGCCGGTATCTATCTTTTTCAGGAGGTTTCCATGTCAATAACTTGTCCACGTTGTAAAACAGTTAATAAAGAGGGTAGCGTCTTTTGTACCTCTTGTGGGTATTCCCTTGAGGGACTGGCGCCATCTGCTCCAACCCCTCCTGTTTCACCAGCCTATGTGAGCCAAAGCCCAAGAAATGTCTCTGCGAATGTTCCGATCACGATCGAAACGCGTTATGGGGTGCTGCGCGCCATTTCCACCTTCTTGACTGTTTTAGCGTGGATCTTTTTGGTGGCGGGTGGGCTTTTTGGAATTTTGATGGGAATGCAGGAAGGCGCCGGCATGGGGCTCTTGTTTTTCCTGGCCGGCATCCTCGTGGGTGGGCTCCTGTTCAGCATCATCAAAGCTTACGCAGAACTATTACAGATTGCCATAGATATTGAAGAAAATACCCGTCTTACTGCAGAATTGCTTGAACGAA